CCTGCTGCTCAATCATCCGGAGGTAAAGCGCAATTAAACATTCCGCCAAATGTTAAAGTCCCTAATGAAGTTATGAAATTTTTACAACCCGTAGATACAAAAAAACCGTCTCCATCCGAAACAAACCCCAAACTAGACACCACATATCGCCCCATAGAAACGCATCCGCCTCCAACGGCGGCCACTCATCCAGCACAATATCAAGTCCCGCAAAATAAACAAATGTATCAGCAGCAAGAACTCCATCAGGCACAGGATAAAATGAGTAATATTAAACAACTCAAACAACTTGCGACGGAACCGGATCAGAGAGAAACGGAAGCATTCGCACAACAACTCTCTAAAATGATGGGCGGTAATCTTCAACAAAAGGATGTTCCCTTGAATACTCAGGATTATTTATTTGACCCGAGTATTCAAGCAAATTATATACCGAAACCGAATTCTACTCAAGTTACACAAGATGATGTGATACAGCAAATGATGATGGAAAAACCGTCGCAGACTGCTGACAAGATGGAATATTTCTATCAACAATTACAACTTCCTGTATTGGTCGCTCTATTATTCTTCTTTTTCCAATTGCCGTGGTCTAATAAAATCCTTGCCGAATATTTTCCGCGTTTATTCAAGGAAGATGGAACCGCTTCTATTTACGTGTTTCTGATTAAAACCAGTATTTTCGTATCTATATTTAGCGCAATTTATGCTGTTCTTCAAATCTGAGAATATACGGTGCGTTTATCATCGGAACAGGTTTGTCCCTGCATCTTAAACTTATAGCATTTCTCATTATATTTGTAGACTTCTTCCATATCTTTTTTAGACGGAGCAATAAATCGCACACATTGTCGGTCATTACATACTCTATAAAAGAGAGAAGCAAGACCCAGACCTAACACAACCGACACCACATTTTTGCCCGATTCACTCCTTAAAAACGATTGTATATCTATCATATACAATAGATATAGAATTTATTCAAACATACCACCACTACTCATTTGCTGGAAGGAATAATCGCGTTCTCCTCCAGTACATTCCACTTCTTCTGGAATGGCTTCAAAACACGTGTCTGCGTGGTCTTTATATTGAAGCATAGCGGAATTATCGGGATGTGGATAGACGACAATGGTTCGTTTCTTGGATTGAAACATATATACCAGCAATAACCCCATTGCTAAACTAATGAGAAAAACATATGTATTAATATATTTACCGAGCATATATATTATACGAAGATTATTCTGTGAATTCGGAACTTGAAATGAAGTTGTCTTGTCGCATTTTGGAATAAAATGCCGTGTCATCATCCCAATGTAATTCTTTATTATATATTTCATCACGCGATTGTCTTAATGGCAATATTCCTTCTATATATACTTGTGTGGCCTCTTTAATCTTTCGTTCTTGAATTAAATCCTGTATGTCCCGTATATGGCGATTTAATTGAATATTCATTTGTTCCTCTTCTCTCTGAATGGTATATCGCTTAGATGTTTCATCAAAGGTCTTTTCAAGGGTTGCCTTCCACGCCTGTTCAGTTTGAAGTCGTTCAAGAATAGAGGATGTGTTGGACTTCTCTGATAAACCATAAAACACATTTAGTTTGTCGCGTGTGAGAGAAATCATATGGGTGTCAATCTTTTTATTGACCTTTTCTAAATACTCGGGGAATGTGTGAGTAAGTGGAAGCTGTATTTCCAATTTAGGACAATCCGGTTTATCACACATTGCGGTTAAAATATGGTCTTTACGAGAGAAGACCATAAATCCTTCTTTATTACACAATTTACATTCCATTTTAATTTCTTTTTTTGTTTTTCGCGCCTTTTTCATCTTCTCTCTATACGTCGTTTCATACTCATTTTTGAGTTGATAATATTGTTCTATTTGTTCATCCATTTTATATATTATCTATATAAACAATTTAAGGGAAAATATATATCTATTTATATATACATAATGACACAAAGTATGCCAAACATTGAACTGCCAAAGGCAGAAGAAAACAAAATCATTCTTTCGGAAACACCGGCAACCGTCGCGGCAAGTCTTCTTGTAGAGCGACACAATGAAAAGACCGCGGATGATTTAGATATGGAAATCACTTCTTTGAAGTTGAAGCGAAATATGGAGGATTATAAGATGCAGCGCGATATGTCGCAGAAGAAAAACGCCATAGAAGTCAATCATCAAATGATGTTCTTTAAAAATACATATATAGAACATATCTCTAAAATGTTCTCGCCCTCTAATAAACATATGAAAGCGGTTTTATTACAGGCGAGTTCAAACGGACAGAATTCATTGGATATTCAAATTGGCGCATACCGTACACGAAAAATCCTCAAATTAAAGAAGCAACACGAGATGGAAAAGGTCGGAAAGACGGAAGAAATCAAACCTCCTGCGTTTGTATATTTGCCTCTATTGGATTTAGAAAACAATCCATTTGTGGAGCAAACGGAAGAGATTAAACATACACAAATCGCACTTATGAAAGCATTTGCGAACATAGAAGAACACAAGGGGAGTTCTCACGTGAATAGTGTATTAAATTATATATTGAACCGCGTACATTCCAACGTCCACGAATTGTGGATCCCGCTTGGGATTAAAATGACAAAGAGTTATGACAGTTTCTTAATCTTCAAAAAGTCCAAAGTATGCTTTAATTTCAAATGGTAGGCAGAAGTGGTTCCCACGATACATCCGATAATAATTCGCTTTGTTGTTGTTTATGAATTTCATACGCGTGTCGCGCCTCCATTAATATTTTCATATGTTCTTGTTTGCTTCTCTCTTGTTCTCTCTTTATGTCTTCTTCTGAAACCTCCTTTTTGCGATTTCTCGCATATAAAAGCAATATTCCTATGATTAAAATGGCACCAAATACCATAGAAATATTGAAAAACAGATTGCGATAAAAATATTGATTTTGATAACAGGAATATAATTTTTCGCCCAAATAGTAGCGAGTTCCAGTTTCAACTAAATGCGAGGGCATTTTAATATGTATATATATTATATGGCAAAAACTAGACGACACCGTAAAAAAAGACAAACACGTCGTGCTAAGAGGGGAGCCGGTTTAACATCTATGGTTGGGAGTAATACGGTAAAGAAAAAGATGTGTGTTGCTTTATTAGCAAGTGAACCAGAAGTCCTTATTCCTCTTGGAATGAGTAAAATTGAAAAGGGATGCGATATTTTGGTAGACCAATATGCCGAATTGATGCCCGAAATAGAAAAAGACCCATCAAAAGCCGTGCCGATTATTACTAAACATATATTACAAAATTCCGCAAAAATGATTACTTCAATGGCAGACACATTCACAAAAGGTAAATTCTCTATGATGAAGAACAAGGCAATTCAAGTATTAAATGAGACAAATCAGCATATAGAAGAGGCGAGTAAGAAGATGGATGAAGCAACAGAACCATCAGAACCATCCGAACCATCCGAACCTTCTCAAGTTTAACGATATAAACTGCGATGTAAATATTCTTCTATTTTTTCATTATATCCGCTATGGATATAGAATATGAAATAATAGAATAATGAACCCAACATATATATACTCATCACGAACCCCACAATAGAATGTAGTTGTATTCTATTTCGCACCTGACTTAATATTTTCTCGGGTTTTAACGCAGACAATTTGATTTGTGGAAATAGGATTGTATTATAAGTCGTCGTTTTCTCGCATTCAAATGTAGCATTCTTTAATATGGCCGCATCCATCCACGGTTGTTTAAAGAAGTTCTCACATTTAAATAATAGCGGTAATGACGCATTATGAGCGGCCTGAATTAACGCACTATTTAATAAACAATCGGAAATGACGAGTTCTTGTTCGCGATGTTTCTGTGGAACAATCATTTGTCGCGCATAGAACCCCGTTGTTTCATTATAGATTGTAATATGCGTATCTGGAGGAGTAAATGGATTAAATACTGGATTTAAAAATAACGCATCTCGTGAATTCTGTGAGAGAAAGATAATCACTCCGTTTAAAACAATAAATGGAACTAATAAACACATAAAACAGCAAATGATGGAAGATGGCCGAATATGGAAATACTTTTTATAATTCTGTAAGAAACACACCGATATAATAATGGAAACCACCAATTGAGAGATTGTAAATGAGAATAATGATGCGGAATATTCCACCCCCATTTCACTCTCCATTGTATAATTATATCCAGAATATGTCTGATTTTCTAATACAACGGGAGCATATAAGAATTGCTGAAATGAATTAAAATAGGGAATTTTCAACATCCATCCATCCACCCAATTCACAACAAACATGGATATATAGGCAGACGTGAAAATGCGAAATGTTTGACTTAATAGATTATGAATAAACCTCTGTCGTTTCACCCATTGTTTCTGTTGTGTAGTATATCCGTATGAAGTCGGCAAATGCATATACATTGGTGGGTATTCACCGCGAGTTTCCTTTTTTACCGGTTTAACTTGTTCCGGTTTTGCCTCCGTTTCTTGACTATAAAATGTAGCATTTGTATCCAATGAAATATTGCTTTGAACCGAATCTGTTGGCCGATGTCTGGGTATATTAGAAACACTATCTATATTTGAATACGAATGATTACCTTTTTTAATGTCTTTAAATTTATTCCTAAATAAATTGTCTTTTGTAGTTTCTTGAGCTCTATTTATAATATCAATATTCATACCTGCTACGACAATCCCATTTGCCAAATGCTGTAATCCATCATAAATTAATGTGTGAATACTATTCTCTCCTTCTTGTTCTTCTAAATTTGGAACAAACGGAATTTCTGGAAGAGTTAAAAGAGGAATATCCGATTTATTCGTATATTCATACTCCCTCGTAATGTGTAATCCTTTTCCGGCATTTTTAAAATATTCTTTATAGACATTTTTCCTTTTTAAATATCGCTTATGATGACGATAAATTGGACGACCTCTCTTTATAGGAATACTCTTTCGTTTTTCATAATACTCTTTCATTTTAGCAACTCGTTTATTATATTGTCTTCTCTCTCTTCTCTCTTCATCATCTTCTCCACTCATCTCATCATAATCCGTTGAACTATCTGTATCTATATTTTGCGCCTCTATAATATCGCGTACAACTTCATTTTCTATTGTATATAAAATATTAATACGGTTTCCGAATATGTTTCCATTCATAATTATTTATAGTATTATATTATATAATAATTATGGAAGATTATCTCTTATTTTTAATCGCAACCATTGCTTGGTTAGTTGCCACAATGATGATGTATGAAAAACGATTTATGATACTTATTGGATATATAATCGTAGCCATTTTCATTTCTTTTTTCGTCGCTTATCGTAATTTACGATGTGAGGCAAATATTACGGGGATTATTGCCCCGTGGGTGATTTTCATTTCTATGGTGTATATGTTGGAGAGCAAATTCTTATTACCCGTCTTTGAAAACACATTTGGAAATCTCTGGTTATTTTTAAGCAAGGCCGAACAACCCATTCAAGAAGACCTTATTAAAGACGCATTAAAACGAAGTATTCCTATACAAGGGTTAACTGTTGTGTCCGATAGTATATTATCCAAAGTGAATTTGCGTAATTTCACTCAATATTTAAACGAGTGGAAAGCGATTGGATTGAATATTGACCCCAAAGTGTTCCAACCCATTCTACAAAAGAAAGAAGTCATTAGCAAATTTGTATGGTTATTATTAACTGGTGTGTTTGTTCTCTCCATTATTAATATGAATGTCTCTAATCTTAATATGCGATGTGGTGCCGAAAAGGGGGGTATTCAAATATG